GGCATCTCAAGGCGATGCCCATACGATATTGCTTGACTCTTGAGCAAAAGCCCTTGCACCGTAACATCAGCAGTTGCTAGGACTGGGTTATCACCGCTTCCAGTTACGCTAATAGTAATCCTGTACCTAATAAATCCATCAATTTTTGTTGTGCCTTCGTCTCCTGCATAATCAAACAATCCGTTGTCAAGCCTAAAGATAACATCTAATTTTTTGCGCTTGTCTGAGCCTTTCTTGTAATCTAGCTGTTGGTTTTCGTAGTCTTCTCCGTCCTCAAGATCTTTTGTTTGGTTTTTGCCAAAGCCATCACCGATAAAAACTCGTTTATCTCCATCGCTTGACTTATATTGGTTTTCCCAAATGCGCGTCAACAAGCCACCAGCACTCTCTAGTTTTTTTGTAATCGCATCGCCATTAACTCTAAAGGTGCTTGGTCCTGGCGTTTGCGTTGCTTTCTGCAATGGGTCAGACTCATCGGAAATTTCTACGTTGGCAGCAATCAGATGACTGCCTGTAATAACACGCCCATAGATGACTGGTAGTGTCGTGCCCGTTCCAACAGTGTTTGCTGGTCCGGTAAAGGCATAGTTTTCATTGCCCATCGCACCACGAGTGATGCCAGCAGGGCCAGAGCCACGCACGTCAGTGCCTGTGCCTTTGATCCTGTTAGTGCTCAACTTAGGTTGTGGTGAGATTAGGTCTGCTGTACCGCTAAGGATCAAGCCAGCGCCGATTGCGCTCAATCCCGTGCCTATTGCCGTCCCCAATGCACTGCCTACAACGAAGCTAGAACCTGCCGCCAGCGTTGTGCCTGCAGCAACAGTGCCGCCCAAGCCAGCAAAGCCAAACAACCCAGCACCAGGAAACAGGAACGACGCAGCAACCAAGCCAACACCAGCCAATATCTGTGTCGTACTGCCACCACCCGCACCAGAAATAACAGGCACAACCAACAACGGCTTACTCCCAAATGGGAGCTGCAACTCGTCATATCCCATCGCCGCACCGCCTTGGATCACCTTATATCCAACACCGTTATGGTGCGCCTGCATCATCTCCTGCTTTAACGCCGGATGATTGATACACAGCAGCTTGATCGCATCAGCCGGTGTCTGCAGGTTGTAATACTGATGCTGTTTGCCGTACCTTTCGCCCAGCTCACCTGCCAGCATGACAAGTTGCATGACGAAACACTGCTGCAGTCCTTTTCAAATAATACTGCCGCAACGGCTCCACCGCACTAATGCTATCCATCCGTTGATGCAGGATCTTGTCGCCACCGACATAAATAGCTGCGTGCATCGGTGTTCTCGTGCCAAGACGCATCAGCAACACATCGCTTTCCTGGCGATCGTCAAGCGCAACACGCTCAAACTTTAATGACTTTGCGTACCGTAGAAAAATGCTGTCTGTCGTGCCAAGATCCTCAGGCCGTTTGAAGTCTGGCAACTTAACACCAATCAACTCATAGTATTGCTGCACTAACGTGTAGCAGTCTTGCTGCCCGTATTCCCACTGACGACCAACTAAGGATTGATAGTCAACCATTGCTGATCCGGCACAGAAAAGACGTACCAAGGCAGTTTAGTTTGCTTGCAGGCATCACGGTCATGATCACTGACAGGTGTGCCCTTCGGGTGAGAATGAACTACGCCTTCAATTGGACCAAAATACATGGCACGCGCGTAATCCGTAGGATCAATCACAAAGTTTTCCATAGGCTTTGGCGCAATGTTCCGGCATGGAAAATAACTGTCATTGACAACCAGTCCGCATGATTCTTCTGGGCAACGTGCATAAGCGTGCCTTTCAGCTTCATGCTTGAAGTCTTGCGCCATAGAAGCCTCCGTAGGGTAGAGTTTTGTCGTTTGGAAATCTAGCTTGGCAACTAGACAGCTTTTTACCACAAAAATCTTGAGCNCTTTTTTCTGCTTGAGTGCCACTAGTAATTCGTTCGTCATCAACTGTAAAGCAAGCATCACCGCTATANGTACAACCATCACCAGTGCCCAATTCTTCACCGCGATATTTCCACGGGCAAAACTCTTCTATCGTTCGCCTCGGTAGCAATACATTTGTAAGGTCAAGTTTAGGTGACAACTCAAACTCTACNANCTGCGGGTTTTCAGATGAAATCCTGTCNATGTACCATGTCTCAACAATTTTGGCATCAGGGTCAGCAGTNTCGTTNAAAGTCTGCTCAATCAAGGTGTCATCGTTTTGCANAACCAAAATATCTTCTATGTCNGANTCGCCGCCAAACCNAACATCTTNNTTNAAATTTGTCGTATCTATAAATTTAGCAAAAGTNCTGATGCGTCTTACCTTTGCGCCGAGTGGCTCATAAAGCAAAATCAAACTCGTAATTGCATTATTGACATTGGCGACACGAAGCGTTGGCCTTGGTAGCGTGCCTTTTGCAGAAAACTCAAAACCATCTATTTCTACAGGCACTGCGGGATATGTTTTGCCGTCAAACTTGATGTCCTCCGTCAGCCCGTTTTTACCTGCGTGATAACGCAACGTGTCGTCTATGCCGTTAACGGCTTGAGTCAGCTCAATCTCATACAAATCAATGATTGCAGTTGGTGCTAGACGCAGCAGTTCTTCTGCTAACGGCTCAAACGCCTCCCAAGTGACGCTACCATCTTCAAGAGTTTGCGTAATCTTGAATGGAAACGCTGGCTCTTCATATGGGAANTTTTCATATACATCCGCGCTGTCAGTCGTGCCAGCAACGATGCACTTAAAGGCAAGGGTATTTCCTTTTCTTGGATTGGCGCGTACAACGTCACCTTCAGCAAACTGCGTGTCTGCGCTCCACTGATGATTGGAATACGGATAGGCCATCAGGTCTCAAACACTTGCTCAAACGTAGCTGTCACTGTAGCTCGGTTCAAATACGGAATTGATTTAGACCATTCACGGCAGATAAACTTTGCACTGCTGCCCTCACCCGGTGGTGTGAAATTAAAACTCTCAACTGCAGCACGAGCATCAAGAAATGCCTCAATCGTGTCAGCATCAGTTTCCGACACCTCAAAGGTCAAGTCATAAACCTTAGGGTTCTGCTGAATCCCGAACTGTGCTCGCTGCTGGTAGCCGCTACCAAACTGGATTGCACGCACACGAGGAGCACTGCTCTTCTGTACGCCATAAGTCGGATTTATCGATGGAAAGGTTGCCATTAGCTCAGTAAGCCTCCAGGACGTTTTTGCTTGACCAGTTCAGCTTGCACTGCCGCTCCAATAGCAGCACCCAGTGCCTTGGCGTTCGGTTGGCTGCCTTGTGCTTGCGTTCCAGAAGCGTCAACGTTTACAACGACATTAGCGCCACCAAAGCTGCCTGATGGTGCAATGCTGCCGGTACGACCAGGCGTGAATAGTTCAGGGCCTTTTTCGCCAACCATATATGAGCGACCGCCAGTAACGGTACCACCAGAAGCCCTGAATCCACCAAACAGCTTGCTGAAGATGCTGCCAGTACCACCAACAGTGCTCAAGCCGCCCAGCGCAGTGTTGACGCCGAACTGCAGCAGGATATTGGCGACTTGCCTCAACGTTTGCGAGGCTACATCAGCAAGTGATTTGGTGCCTTCAACAGCAGCAGTTAAAGCATTGACAATACCATCAGACACTGCGCTACCGATTGACCTGTAAACTTGATCAAGTTTTTCAGTTAAATTCACTTGTTTTTCTAGTGCCTTGTTTTGATTAAGTTTGTTAATCAAAGCTTTTTTGTCAGTCGGCTCAAGATCCAGCCTGTTAATATCAGCAATTTGATGCTTTAGCGCCACTTCAGCTTCATTGCCATCAATTCGCGCACGCAAAAGCTCGGCTTGCCGATCTGCTTGTTCAATCAGGTCAGCACCTCTTTGCAGTCTTTTGCCAAGTGCTGCACCTTCTGCAGCATTGCGCTTTTCTTCTTCTGCTCGCATTTTATTGATATGATCAGCCTCTATCGCAAACAGCTTAAATTTGCGATCTTCTGCTTCCTTTTGCTTTTTAAGCTGATCTTTTGTTAAAGCACCGTTGGTTGGACTAATGACATTTTGAGCAAGCTGTTGCTGTTGCTGTTGCTGCGGGATGCTGACGGTGCCTGCAGTGACGCCTTTGCCAAGATCAATGGTTTCTTGCACAAAAGTGCTAACAGCAGAAACACCTTTTTCAAGAAAGTTTCTAATTGGTTTTGGGATTAAATTGTAAGCACCTTGAATGAATCCTACAATTTTTTCAAGTGCTGTTTTGAAAAATCCAACAACACCGCCAAGAGAATTTTTGCCCGCCGTAATAATTTGTGATGCTAAGCCACCAATCAGCTTGCCTAGGCGCACACCTAAACCAATAACAAATTCACCAAATTGTGCGGCTCTTCCTAAAGTAGCTTGAAATGCTTTTTCAAGTTCAAATGCCGCATTAACACCTTTAAGACCAAGGGCTTCTGCAACAGCCTCTCCAACCTGATTTGCAGCAGCAAAAATTGCTCTAATTGGTGCAAGGGTGTTAGACAAGGCAACGCCAAAAACCTCAACAGTTACAGCCGCAACCTTAAAGGTTTCTTTTATAAGAATACCCAGCTCAGACTGATCACTAAATAAATTCTGAAAAGCAGTTGTTAGGCGCTTGACTTGACCTTCAATCGTATCAGATGCTGTAAATGCTGCTTCTGCCGCAGCGCCCTGCGCGTTCTTTTGATTTTCTAACAATTTATTATATTTTTCTGTATTGTTTAACAGTGCAAGAATTGATGGACCAGCCTCTGTGCCAAATGCTTTAATGACAGTACCAGCATCTGCGCCAGATTTTTTAATTTTCTCAAGCGTTCCTGCTAATCCGTCAGACTTAAGAGTTGACGCATTTATTTCTACGCCTAATGCTTTGAATTCTTTTCCAACTTTTCCTGCCGCAACTTGCGCGAAGGCAGTCTTCAATGCTGTAAATGTGACTTCCGCATTTTGACCACCGGCAGTAATTTGCGCGACTGCAGCGTTGACCTCTTCAAGTGGCACTCCTAACGCTGCTGCCACCGGTGCAACTTTTGCGATATTGGCCGCATATTGACCAATGACAATTTTGCCATCGTTTTGCGTTTGAATAAACCCGTCAACAAGTTTTGCCGCTTTATCAGCTTCCAATCCATAAGCGTTAAGTACAGAAGTTGTTGCGTCACCAACTGTATTGATGTCACTGAATCCGCCAGTAGCGCCTTGGCTTGCTGCCTTCAGAATTTTGGCGGCGTCAGCAGCATTGTTAAACCCAGCGGAAGCTACGTCATACGCAGCACTGGTGAGATCCAATACACTCGCTTGGCCTGATAACTCACGACTAACATCTTGTAATTGTGCCTTTAACTGCTCACTATTTACACCAAGAGATCTAACTTTGGCCTCAGCAAAATCCTGCTGTTTTAAAACACCAAAAACCTGACCAAGGCTTGCTGCAGCCGCACCAACAGCAACAAGAGGCCCAAGGGCTGCACTAACAGCTGCACCTAAACCACGCGCACCAACAGCCGCAGCTTGCGCTCCGCCAGCAAAAGCTTTAAATCCTGTACCTGCTTCTCGTGTCGTTCCTCCGGCGTTTTTTACTGCAACTTCAAGACCACGCACCTTCTTAGTCAGGTGTGCGATTTTAGCATTTGCGTCTAAGGTTTCAACCTTAAACCTAAGGACAGATTCAGCCATGAATCGACCAAGAATAACCCTATGTTACCGCCGCCGCGTTTTTGCACGATCCATCGCTTCCTTTTCACGTTCTGCCTTTAATTCGTAAAATGCTGCAAAATGAATGAACTCCGCATCAGTTAATTCTGTGCGGAGCTTGCTTACTGTCATTCCTAGTTCGCAGGCCAGGAAAAACTCAAAGTTGAGCCAACTGTCCTGCTTCAGTCGTTTTTTGCTTCTTCAAGCCCAGCATCCTCACCCAACCCAAAC